CCTGTACCGCCCCTCGCCCCACGCGTGAAAAATTTCCTGGTGGGTGATCGGAGGTGCGAACTTTCGCCGGGAGGCGATACTTGATGGCAAAGCGCCTCGATATTGACGCTTGGCAGCGTATCGAACTCGAATATTGTGCCGGCGAAGATTCCATTCGGGAAATAGCTGACCGATACGAGATTTCGGACACGGCTATTCGCAAGCGCGCGAAAGCCGATGGCTGGGTTCGCAAGGTTCGCACCCCGGAAAAGTGCGAACCTGTGCGCTCGCCGCCGCCGCCGGCCCCGATCGACCCGGAAAAGCCGGTCGACATCGCCACGATCGCCGATGGCGGTCGCGGCCTGGTTCACCGGATGCTCGACGAGCTGGACGTGATCACCAGCAGGCGCGGCGAGCTGGAAGACATGATCATCGAGGCGACCGACGGCGACGATGAGGAGGCTCGCCGGGATTCGATGATGCGGGCGGTCAGCCTGCCGAGCCGCGCGAACACGATGAAGACGTTGGCACTCGCGCTGAAGACCTTGAACGAGGCCGCCGCGCCGCAGGGCAAGAAGGCCGCGCAGCAGGAGCGCGCGAACGAGATCGCGAACCGCTTTCGGGGCGTCGGTCCGCCGCAGCTCAAGGCGGTGAAGTAAGGTGCCGACCTGGTCCACGGCGTGCCCCGACTGGAAGGAGCGGATCCGGGGCCGCCGATCGCTGATCCCGTTCGATCCGCTGTTCCCCGACGTCGCCGAGGCCAAGATGGCCCTGTTCACGTCGCTGCGGCTCATGGACGTGACGGGACAGCCGACGATCGGCGAGGCCTGCGACAAGTGGCTGCTCGACTTCGTCGCCACCATCTTCGGTGCCTATGACCCGGAGACCGGGCATCAGCTGATCCGCGAGTTTCTCCTGCTGATCAGCAAGAAGAACACGAAATCGACGCTGGCCGCTGGGATCATGCTCACCGAACTGGTGCTCGGCTGGCGGCACGAAGACGAAAACCTGATCCTGGCGCCGACAAAGGAGGTCGCGGACAACAGTTTCAAGCCGGCGGCGGCGATGATCCGGGCCGACGAAGAGTTGGACGCGCTCCTCCATATCCAGGATTATACACGGCTCATCACGCACCGGACGACCAAGGCCATCCTGAAGGTGGTCGCGGCCGACACTTCGACGGTGTCGGGCAAGAAGGCCAGTCGGGTGCTGGTCGACGAGCTATGGCTGTTCGGCAAGAGCGCGAAGGCGCCCGCCATGTTGAAGGAGGCGACGGGCGGGCAGGTTTCTCGCCCCGAAGGCTACACGCTGTTCCTGACGACGCAGTCGGACGAGCCGCCGCAAGGCATCTTCAAGACGAAGCTCGCCGAATACCGGAATATCCGGGACGGCAAGGTGGTGGCGCCGCACAAGCTGCCGGTGCTGTACGAGTTCCCCGACGAGATGCTGAAGGCCCAGGAGCATCTCAAGCCGGAAAACTTCTACGTCACCAACCCGAATATCGGGCGGTCGGTCAGCCAGGAATGGCTCGAGGAGCAGTTCGACGAGGCCCAGCAGGCCGACATGGCCGACCGCCAGGTGTTTTACGCCAAGCACCTCAACGTCCAGATCGGCGTTGGCCTGCTCCATGATGCCTGGGCCGGTGCGCAATATTGGAAACGGGCGACGGCGCCCAGGGAGCTTTGGGACGGCTCCATCAGCCAGTTCATCGAACTGGTCGAGGTTGCGACCGCCGGCATCGACGGCGGTGGCCTGGACGATCTTCTCGGGCTGAATCTGCTCGGGCGGCTCCGGGACGACCCGCGCATCTGGTTGTCGTGGTCGCATGCCTGGGCGCAGCCGGACGTGTGGGAGCGCCGGAAGGATATCGTCTCGGCGCTCGATGGCTTCATCGCCAACGGCGACCTGACGAAGTGCAAGGAACCGAACGACGATATCGACGGGGTCTGCGCCATCCTCTCGCAGGTGCTCGAAGCGGGGCTGTTCCCCGACGAATATGCGGTCGGCCTCGATCCGATGGGCGTCGCCGCGCTGATCGACGCCCTTGCGGCGGCTGGGTTCACCGCGGCCCAGCTCAGCGCGGTTGCGCAAGGATTCCGGCTCAACGGGGCCGTTGTCGGCAGCGAGCGCAAGTTGAAGGACAAGACGATTCTGCACGCCGACCAGCCCCTGATGGACTGGTGCGCCGGCAACGCGAAGGCGGAGCAGCGCGGGAACGCGGTCCTCATCACGAAGCAGATCGCCGGCAAGGCGAAGATCGACCCGCTGATCGCGTTCTTCAACGCGGTGATGTTCATGTCGCGCAACCCGGTGGCCAAGGGCCCCTCGGTATACAAGTCCCGCGGCCTGCTGATTGTCTGAAGGAGGCCCCATGCGAGCAGTCATGTCCTCCGAGCAATATATGCGGAACGGGATCAGCGGGACGACGTCGCGCCCGAAGATCACCGCCGACCGCCCCGCGCCGGAGGAGGTGACCGAGAGTCCGTTCACCGATGGCCGGTTCTGGGGCGACGAGTTCTTCGGGTTCCAACCGCTCCGGGTCGCGACCGCCGAGCAGGCCGCGAAGAACGCCGCCGTCAATTTCTGCTGCTCGACGATCGCGGAAGTGGTGGGGAGCCTGCCGCTCGAAATCTACGAGGGTGATACCCTCGCCGAAGGCTTCGATCTAGGCGACGTGCTGGCCTATGCGCCGAACCCGCTGCAGGTCGGCGCCGAGTTCTGGTCGGCGATGGCCTTCTCGAATGCGTTGCGCGGCTGGGCGTTCGCGGAGCCGGTGATGATGACGTCCGGGCTGGCGCTTTGGCCGCTATCTCCGGTCCGCACCGTCCCGGAATGGGGCGAGCGCTCCCTCCGGGTGCGGTACTCGCCCGAGAACGGCGTCAGTCGCGTGCTGGGCCCGGCGGACCTGTTCTGGTTCACCAATAACGCCGATGGCGCCGTCGAGCCTATGGCGCCGTGGAAAATGGCGAAGGGCACCATCGACTTTGCGCTCGCGGCGGAAAATCATGGGCGCACGTCGTTCCAGAACGGCAACCGTCCCGGCGGCACCCTGGAAAGCGATCAGGTGCTCGGCGACGAGGTCATTGAGCGCCTCAAAGCCAGCATGCGCGCCTGGCGCAACGGGCAGAATGCCGTTCTTGAGCAGGGGCTGAAATATAATCCGGTCCAGTCGAGCAACCGGGAAAGCACTCTGCTTGAGCTGATCGAGATGCTGGTCATCCAGCTGTCCCGCTATTGGCGGATTCCGCTGTCGCTGATTTCCCCGGCGCTCGCCGGAAAGGCGCAGTCCGAACAGCAGTCGGCCGATTTCGTCAAATATGTGATCCGCCCGCTCACGCGCCGTATCGAACAGGCGATAACGGCCCGCCTGTTCACGCCGGACATGCGTCGTCGCGGTCTGCGGGCGAAGTTCAACCTCGATGCCCTACTGCGCGGTGACAGTTCGACCCAGGCCAAGAACGCGGTGCTCTACCGCACGGCCAGCACGCATTCGGTCAACGAGATCCGCACGCGGGTCTTCGGCCTGCCCGAGATCAACGAAGATTGGGCGAAGGACGCGCGCACGCCGCTCAACAGCAACCGCGCGGCCGACACGACAACGGGCGGCGACACCGCGCCGCAGGACAATGTGGGAACGGAAAATGATTGAAGCGATCGGCGCCCGCACCCTGTGGGCCATGCACCCTGATGCGCTCTGCGACCTGCTCGCGCAGCTGACCATCACCGCCAAGCTGCCCGATTCCGTGAAGGCGCTCGCCACGATGATGGGTGGGGCCAAGGACGCGAAGGCGCCCGCGGACCCGATCCGGGAAGGCTCCACGCTGGTCGTGCCGGTGCAGGGCCCGACCTCGCCCAAGGGAAGCTATGGCGGCACGTCGACCGAACGCCTGACCCAGATCGTACTGGAGGCCGGGGACGACCCGAAGATCGGCGCCATCGTCCTGCCGATCATGAGCCCGGGCGGCCTCGTTTTCGGCAACGCCGAGGTCGGCGATGCGATCTATTCCGTGCGCGCGAAGAAGCCGATCATCGGCGTTGCCAGCCCCTACGCCTTCTCGGCCGCCCACTGGATCGGAACGCAGTGCTCGGCCTTCTTCGCCAGCACCAGCGGCGAGGTCGGATCGGTCGGCGTGCGCGGCGGCCATGTCGATATCAGTGGCTTCGAGGACAAGATCGGCATGAAGACGACGCTGATCTCCTCGTCACCCGAGAAGATCGCAGGCCACCCCTATGGGCCGCTGTCCGAAGAGGATCGCGCGGAGATGCAGGCCGACATTGACGCCTGCAACCAGACCTTCGTCGCCGCGATCGCGCGGGGCCGCGGCATCCCCGCCGCCGACGTGCCGAAGATCCACGGCGAGGGCCGGACATTCTCGGCGGCGAAGGCCGCGCAGCTCGGCATCACCGACGGCGTCATGACGCTGCGCGACGTCATCGCGAAGTATGGCTCTAGCCGCAACCGCCTGGGGCTGATGCGCCGCCGGGCCGAAATCCAGGGGATGGCAGCCGCCATCTAATCGAAATCCGCGCGAGCGGGTGCTGGGGTCGCCGGGTGGCGGCCCCTTCTTGTTGGGCGAACGCGCCCGTCATTGGCCAACATTGAGGAGAATTCCATGAGCCTGGCCGTCCTGAAGAACGAGGCGCGTGAGACTGCGAAGCGCCTGGGACCGTCTCAACACCGCGATCAACGACAATAATCGCGACCTCACCGCCGAGGAGGAGGCTGCGCAGGAGGCCGACGAGGCCCTGCTCAAGCGCCAGATCAAGAACATCGAGCGGATGGAGGCGCTGAACGCCGACGCCACGAAGATCGGGGTGAATCCGACGCAGCCGCAGCAGCCCGAGGGCACGCTGACCGTTCCGGCCCAGCCCATCGCGCATGGCCCGGTGTCGTATCGCCACAACGGCCTGATCTACGCGACGCCCCGCGCGCGCCTCGACGATGGCGGCTTCAAGAGCCTCGCCGAGTTCGCCCAGGCGGTGCGCTTCGCCAATCCGGCGGCCGGCGGCGCCTATCGGGTCGACGATCGCCTCGCCGCCCCGGCCAACACCCAGATGGAAACCGGCGATGCCGCCGGCAGCTATCTGGTGCCGGCGGAATATCGGCAGCAGATCATCGACCTGACCTTCGCGGGCGACGATCCGATGATGAACTTCATCGTCGCCGATCCGACCAGCTCGAATCGTGTGGTCGGCCTCGGCGACGATGCCACCCCTTGGGGCACGTCCGGCGTGCAGGCCTTCTGGCGGGTCGAAGCGGATCAGATGACCGCGACCAAGATGGCACTGAAGCCGCGCGAGACGAATCTCAACGAGATCTACGTCTTCGTGAACGCGACCGAGGAGCTGCTTGAGGATGCGCCGCGCGTCGGCACGCTGCTGACGGCGAAGTCGTCCGGCGCGCTGCGCTGGAAGCTGTCCGACGCGTGGATGTGGGGCGACGGCGTCGCCAAGCCGCTGGGCTGGATGAAGTCCCAGGCGCTGATCAGCGTGGCGAAGGAAGGTGGCCAGGCGGCCGATTCGATCGTGCGCCAGAACGTCGCGAAGATTATAGCGCACAACGATAATTCAGAATATTTCCAAGTATTATCATGTGCTTAGGCCGCCTTCGGGCGGCCTTTTGTTTACCCGCCGCCTTTGCCGCTTCTTTCCTGAAAATGCCGCATTTTCCGAGGTTTAATTGATTGTCGCGGCGCCTCGATGACGCATGGAGTGACGCATGACTGACGCACAGACGAACTCGGAAACCGACCTGCTTTACGGGGTTCCGGCAATC